CTTTTTAGTTTATTAATTAAAGTTTCTATATGTTTTCTTGCTATTAATGCACTAGAAACTTTCTTTTTATACCCTAAGATTACCCCATTTAATGCTTTTAAAGAATTCTTTTTATTAAGGATTTCATCCCTAATCTCAGCAATATGTTTTTCCTTCTCTACAAGGGGAAATTTACGTTTACAGACAGGACATCTATCATCTATATTATTAATTTTATCATTTAAGGATTTTATTTCATCAATTAAGTAAGATTTGTTGGTTTTAGTTCTAGTTAGTAATTTACTATCTGATTCGAATTTTTCTCGGTTGAATGAAGATTCCGATATTAATAGGTCCTTACGAACCCCGTCAATTTTTGGCCTTAGCTTGTGGCTCAAAAGTAGCTTAGGATTATTTTCTAATCTTTTTAGTTCTTTCTGGTATCCAGATAATTCGGATTTTAACAGGGTAATTCTTTTCTCCCTATCTTTATGGTAATTTTTCTGGATCTTTTTCATTTCGGACAATTCATCTCTTAAGTGGTCTAACCTTACCATATATTCCGAGATGATAGATTTCTTTTCGTCTAGCAAGGATTTTATCCCGGATAATTCTGATACGGCTTTTTCTTTAGCCCTTATAATAAATGATGTTTCAAATGCCTCGTCAAGTATCTCTTTTTGCTTAGTCCCGCTCTCCTCAATAAGTCGCTTCATTTTTTGGCCAAAGACTATTGATGATACGAAAAGGTCATAACTCATTCCGATATATTCTATAAGTTTTTTCTGAATCTCGAGTTTACCTTTTATCGGTATTTCCTTCTCATTTTTAAAAACGATTAACCTATTAGCTCCTTTAGTCCCATCTATCTTTTTTGTACAGTTCAAGCACCTAATTACCACGTACTTATCCAGCCCTTTCAAAAAATCGATTTTTACATAAGTCCCGGTATAATCACGATCTCTTAGCCATTCCCAGGGTTCGATAGAAGCTTGGGGCTTAATCCCTTTACCATATAAAACCCATACAATCGCATTAATTAATGTAGTTTTACCAGAACCATTTTCACCTTTAATGATATTTAGTCCTGGTTTATTTAACTTAAATTTAAAACTTTGGTTTACGAATGACCCCAAATTTTCTATGGTAATATGATTAAATTGTATCATCAGTTAATAACTTAGTAAGGGTATTAATCTTTGACAAACTTTTTATATTCCTGGCTTCACAATATTTTTTAGCCAACTCTCCACGATCCTCGGAAGAAGTAAACTCCTCCACCTCAGTATCCTCTTCTGTATCTTTCCTAATATCGTCTATAGGTACCCAATAATCATGAGTTTCTGGATGACCCTCATCTGAATTATAAAATTTGAATTTGGGTAAATCCTCAAATTCCTTAAATACAGCTTTATCATTATAAATTTTCCAATAACCAAATTTACCGCTATGGTCAGAAGACTTCTGTTGATTCGGTGAACCTATATTGATAATATGTTTTCCAAGTTTTTGGGGTTTATGGATATGTCCGCATAATATCCAGTCAAAATCTTTAAAGTATTTATCCATATTTTCAGGTATCCCATCTGGAGCAGCCATCTTCCTACCATCAGTTTCTGTGGCCCCATGAAGGTTAGTATGAATTAATAATATATGGTAATCTACCTTGTCTCCGGTCTTAACAATCCTAAGGTGTTCTTGTAAGGCATCATTAAATCCCCTGTTATAGGTTAGATAAGGTATACCATATATTCGTAAAGTTATATCCTTTTTTAGAGATTGTACCTTTACCTTTATATGACTTAAATCCACATGCTTAAAATATGCAGGATATATCCTGCATAAACTTTGGTATAAAGAAGGCGACAGTTGACTTGGGTAAGTATTAATTTGTGATTGATCATGGTTTCCTGTTATCCCAATTATCTCTGGTGGTTTTATAAAAGGTAAGTTTAATGTAAGGTGATCCAATAGTTCATTTGATAAACCACTTTGCTTATGGAAAAAATCACCGGTAAATAATAATGGTACCTCATACTCGTCGGATAAAGATTTTAATTTTCCGATTATCTCCAGTGAAGTCAATGTTCTTTTCCCATTATCATTAAACTTATTCCAATCATGATAATGCAAGTCACTAAAGGCTATTGCTAATAAATCACTCATACACAAATCCTCTTAAAAGTTTCTATAAATTCCGGTTTTAAGAGAGTGTTAATATCATAAATATTACAAATCTTAGCTATATGGACAGTAAGCATTTTATGTTTATTATTAACACCATTTAAATATGGTAAAGGTTCTTTCCTTAAAAACTTAAGGTAGAAATACCTCAAGTCAATGAGTAATTTATTCCGTTTATAAATTTCCTTTAATTTCGATTTTTCCATAATTCTGTGGCTGGAATCACTAGAAAGATAACTACCAATAGAATTAAAATCATTAAAGAAATCACTAATCCTTTTAGGACCCATATTAGGATATCCAGGGATATTATCTGATTTATCACCATCAATAATGAGATAATCTGTAGCTTGGTCTGAAGTATAACCATATAACTCTTTTACGTTTTTTATCGTAATCAGTTTATCTTTGAACGGATTATATATTTTTATTGAATGATTTAATAATTGATGAAAATCCTTATCAGAAGAAACTAGGGTTACGTAATGTTCTTCCAGTTTTTCCTTTTTAATTAAAGAGTAAATTAGGTCATCTGCTTCCATCCCTTTTTTGTGAAGTACGATAGCTCCAAAGGCAAAAACTAAATCGATAACTACTTTCTTTTGGTGTAAAAAATCTTCATAATCGAAATCAGCTTTATGTTCCCTTTTCTTGTAATCCGGAAGTACCCTAACCCTTTTATCATGCTTACCACCATCAAATGCCACATAAAGGATATCTGGTTTAAATTTATTTACCATTGATCTAAGTATATAAGGAAACCCATAAATGGAAGAGGTTGGTTTACCTTTCTGATTAACCAACCCCCCGAATTTATGATAAGCACGATGAAGCAAATTATCACCGTCAATAATCAATATTTTATTCTTCATCCTCTTCATCATCATTTGAAATTTCTATATCTCTACGTAATTTTTTAGCATCGATGTAGTATCTATTTTCATCCGCTTTACTTAATTTTTCCAGTCTGTGCCTTAGTTTGGAGGGAGTATTAATCCTGGATTTACGTAGTAATATCTTTCTCAAGGAATCATCTTCTGATATTACTTTGTAGAATGAATCTTCACCTCTGGCAATTAACCTATCTCTGAATTTAATGCTACCTCTAGAAACAGTTAATACTCCCAATGATTCTAAAATCTGAAGTAAACCAGAATACTTATTAAAACCAACTTTACCGTAATCAGAATTGAAATATACTTCCATCCCCTTAAGAGTTGCTCTGGGTGGAGCCACTTTATTTTTCTTAACCCTTATCGAGATAGCTCTCCCAATAAAGTCCTCAACCTTACCGATCTTTGCCTTTAAATGCTTTCCCCCATATAGACCTATCCTTTGAGAAGCAAAAAATTTCATAGCAGCACCACCGGGGGTTGTATCTGGATCCTCCCATTTTGAAGCACCTACCTTTTGTCTGATTTGGTTGATAAAAATAGATATCACCCCTAGTTCATGTAATGCTTCATTTTTCGTACGTACCATCTTATAAATGGCTTTAGCCCGGTTGCCCATTTCAGCTTTACTATCAACTTGAGAGGAACCAATGTTATCAGTAGTATCAAGAGCAGCAATAGAATCTTGAATAAAGACAATAGGCTCATTGTTAGATAAACGGCTTCGATAAGTAACTGCCATATCGAGTACCCAATCTGAGATATGTTCGATGGTAGTTTCACAATATAATTCGGTTTTTGTGGGGTCTAACCCATTTAAAGTTGACCATTTTAAATCGAAAGCTTGCTCTGCATCATTAAATAATACTATTCCACCCATTGACTGGGCTACTGACCCAAAATCCATAGCCAATAAAGTTTTACCAGATGACTCAGATCCGAATAATTCTAGGATTTTACCATAAGGTACACCCCCACCCAGAAGATAGTTTATGGCAGGAACTCTACAAGGTAGCCATAAACTATCTTCTGGTTCAACCATTACCTCACTGGCTAATCCAGAACCTTTATACCTTTTCTTCTTTTGGGTGTCAGTTAAAATAACTCCCACCTGACGTTTCTTGGTACTCATTATTCAGATCTTTTCTTTTTTAAGGATTTTTTCTTTCTTAGCCTTTCACGAGGTGATTCATCTCCATTTTCGTCACCAGTATCCTTTACTGACATGAACCTATTTAGCAAGTCTTCAGTTTCCTCATAAGACGGAATAACCTTCTTTATTTCTTCTACCAGATTATACCTCTTATTGAGATAGCTCTTCGGTAAAGGGGTATTCTTATAGGGGGTTACTGAATATTCGGTATCCAATCTGCCTTTTCCTGTTCTGGTATATTTTAAATCATATCCAGTTTTAGGATCGGTCATATCTCCCCAATCATCCTCGTCAAGATAGAGGTTTAGGATTTGTTGATAAGGGTCTTGGGCAAGTTGCATTAATTTCGGGGAATTCTCCTCATCTATTTCTTTCCCCTTCAAGTCCTTATACCTTAATACTAGTGTATAAGGTTTAGTTTTAGGCGCCATCTTTTTAGCAAACTCCTTATCCGAATCTTTTTTCGACTTACTCAGCTTTTGATATTTTTCCATCAAAGCACATGGTAGCCCGAAAGTTGATGGTGAGATATGTCCACCCAATTCGGCTCCAAGATAGAATACAGTGCATTCCACCACAAAATCCTCGTCTTCACCCATATTTAAAATTCTAATACGGTGTTCTCCCTCTTTTGGGAAAAAGATTGAACCTTTTTTATTGCGAGCCTCCAATTCCCTTTTACGTTCTCGCATACGTTCTTTTAAGGGTTTTCTTGTCTTTGTCATAATAACATTAATTAGATTTACGAATATTAGCAGCTAAAGTCTGGATAAGAGAAGCTCGTTGAGTAAAAGTCTGTACACAAACTTGAATCGTTGACACATCCTCTTTTGCCTTTATAAACCTTACTTTAGCTATATTATAATCATTATCATCAATAACCATTTGATGGGCTAATTCATCTGAGGGATATTTACCATTATCTAATTCATTTTCCTTATTAATAATAAATTTCCTGGCATAGATTCTATCCATTTCTGCTTGAGCATCTTCCATTTTACGTGTTAACTTAGTTAACAGTAGACCTAAAAACCCATATGAATTGGGTTGCTCATGGATTTCCCTATTGATAATATTTTCGTTAATTTTTGCTTCCTGATAAAGGTTAAATGCAATACTGTCATCCCCATAAATGATATCTACCCTCATTAAATTGGACTTGCTTGCTAATAACTGTAATTTAGACATAGGTAATTTATATTAAATAGTATTAAGAATTAAGTATATATCCTTTAAGTATCTCTATTCTTTTCGTAATATCCCACTCTTTAATCTCCATGATATATGGTTTTGAATTTGACTGGGGGTATACTTTAAAATGGTTTTTAATAACATATTCAAATACGCTGTCAACCATTTTCTGATATTCGTTATTAATAATCCTAGACCCATCATCCTCAATTACATAACCTTTTTCTGGATTCTGGTGAAGTAGTATGATGGCATCAACATTTTCTATTGATTTTTGAGCTTTTCTAATAAAAGCATTAACCTGTTGGTTTGAGGCATATGGTCCACATTGTAATAGAAAATACACCAGATTATCAACTGGTGATCGGTCAGTTATAAAAGTTTCATTTTCTAATATCCTTAGGGTTCGTTCTTTTAAAAGCTCAAATTGAAAATTTATCCCAAAATTAGGAAAACGATGGGATAAGTATATAATCATTTGATGGCTGATTTCTGTAAAATAATTATTATTAGTTTGTTCTCTAAATTTTTCAATAGTTTCCGAACTAAAAATCCCCTTTTGTGACATGGGTGTATATGGGATACCCACTATGGGTGATAAGGCTTTTGCAAGTGTTGTTTTACCACAGCCACTTGAACCACATAATGCAATTTTTTTCATATCGGGTAAAGGTTTAAGATATTTCTTAATAGATTCGGGTGAATTCTTATAATTTAGTATAAACCAGTTATCTGTTAGTATCATAGTTTTTATAGTCAATATGTTTATGGTATTCCGATATATTAGCCCAATTTGTACCTACTTCCATATCTGATTTCATACTAAGGTGTTTTAATTTAAAACCAAAATAAGGCTTTGTATTTGGGTTTGCCATCAACGGCATAACTATATCATGAAATTCATGAATTTTATCTTTTCTTACATAAAAACCTAAACTATCATGTACAGTATAAATTTGAGGAAAATCTAGAGGTACTTTTCCCTCTTTCCTTAATTCCTCAATAAGTATCCCAGCAAAAGCTGTATAATAAGAAGCGGACCCCTGAATTGGGGCATTTACTGATTGTCTTTGCGCTTCAAGCATTTCCCCATATTTACTTGAATGAATCTTAGGTAATCTTCTTTTAAATCCAAATATATTAACAACATATCCCTTTTTCTTAACCGTCTTATGTTGATTATTTATCCAACGTTTAACTCTAGGAAAAGTATTAAACCACTCATCTAAATATTCTTGAGCTTCATCAATAGAAACTTCTTCACCGGATTGAATGGATAATTCTGTTGCTAATTTATAAGCTGATTGTTCGTATAAAATTCCGAAATTAACTTTTTTAGATTTTTTCCTTTCCTTACCAATCCTAACATGGTCTGGGTGTTTTTCGTCCTCATAGATTTTAAGCAATGATTCATAGGGTACACCTTTTGTTTTTGCAGTGGTAGCTAAATGAATGTCATAATTTCTATTGAACATTTCTATCATTGACTTCTCATTCGCTAATTCAGCTGCAATACGTAATTCTGCCTGAGAATAATCGCACTCAACCAATAAGTATCCTGGTGGTGGAATAAACATTTTCTTAATATCAGGATTTGTAGTGGGTCTAGGAATATTTTGCATATTTAGATCCTTACTACTAAATCTACC